GAGACTTTAGTTGGTGGAGATGATGATGACCCTATCCTTATTAAAAAGCTTAGAAACTTTGGCGCTTATCAAGCAAACAGAACTTATAAAGAGATGGTTTTATTTAACCCTTTACCTACACTAGGTGGTTACCAACAAGTATATCAGATGTTAAAATCTCCTATAGCTGCTACACGAACTCTTGGAGAGCTAGGTGAATTACTTGACCTTACTTTTGGTACTGCATTTGGTCTACTGGTTTATAGTGATAAAGAATTTAATGAAAACAGTAAATATGTATATCAGAACAAACCTAAGAAAGGTATGTGGAAGCTAGAAAAAAACTTCTATGATGTAGTTCCTGTATTATATACTTTACAAAAATGGAAAAACTTTGAAAAACTTGAAAGTTTTTATATTAAATAAGACAAATTAACAGGTTAAAATCCTAGGGATGACGGTATAATTGTGTATATTATAGTATAACCTCCCAAGAATTAAAGTAAATGAGACTAATAAATGACAACTAAATTATTCATAGTGAGCATAACAGCATTTTGTACGTACTTATGTACGTACTTTTTTGATTTATCAATGGAAAACATGGAACAATACTTAGCCGTTTGTTCAGTATTATGGTTGGATGGCATTTTTGGAGTTTGGGCTGGCTGTAAAAGAGAAGGATTTAAAACATATAAAGCGTTAAGAATTACTAGAAACACCTTTGCGTGGATAGCCATTCTGACCGTTATACTAATGGTAGAAAAAGGATTTACAGGAACAGGCTGGCTATCCGAGGTAGTTGTTGTACCCTTTATGATACTACAACTTATTAGTGCTTTAAAAAATGCTTCTATGGCAGGTTTAATAAAGACAGAAGAACTTAATAAAATTTTAGATAGAATTGATAATCATAAAGGACCTAGAACTTAGCCTTCACAACTAGAACATTCTAATATATTACGAGCAAAGTCCTGTGCACTACTCTTACTAAACTGATAGTACAAAGTCTTTACACCTTCTTCCCAAGCATACATATATAGTTTGTTTATATCTTTAGCTGACACAGATGGATCTATCATTAAGTTTAATGACTGTGATTGATCAATATACTTTTGTCTTTGTGCTGCCTGCAATACAATCTCTTTTGGAGATATCTCAACAAATGATTTAAATACTTCTTTAGTTGGAAAATCTAAATGTTGTACACTACCATCTTTTTTTAAGATAGACTTCCAAGTCTTATCTGTATTTAGACCATGCTTCTCAAGCTCCTCTTCTAAGAAAGGGTTCTTGTAAATAGTCTTAGACTTAGCAAGATCCTTAATAAAGTAGTTAGACTTGATAGGCTCTATACCCATAGATACAGCACCGTGTATAAATGAACTAGACTTAGTAGGAGCAATGGCCATAAGAGTAGTGTTAGCATACCCTTCTCTAAGAGATGTGTATCCATACTCATTATGTAACTCTCTAGAAGCAATCTCACTTCTGTCTTTAAGTGTTCTGAAGATCTCACTGTTCAATCCTTTAGCTTGCAATGAGTCAAACTCAAGAAGCTTAGACTGAAACAAAGAGTGGTATCCTAAAACACCAAGTCCAATTGCTCTATGCTTCTCAGCAAAGTTAAACGCTCTCTTCATACCCGGCATAGTCTCAGACTTTATAATGAATTCATCCATTACTGCATTTAAGAAATATACATATGTTTCAATTGCGTCAGTTTCTTTTATCTGATCCCAGTGCAACAGGTTGATAGAACCAAGGCAACATACAAAAGAGTTATAACTATCTGTAGGAAGCTGGATCTCTGAGCATAAATTAGATGCTGTAATATCCATCCCAAGTTCTTTGTAAGGAGAATTGTTATTAGAATTATCTTTAAACATAATATAAGGAAATCCAAACTCACTTCTGTTCTGAATAATCTTAGCCCATACTTTACGTTTATCTTTGTCTCCTTCTTTCATCTCAGTCATCCATTGATCAGTAACTGTAACACCATACTGTAAATTTTGTATAGGATTACCCTCTGTACCAATATCCAAGAACTCTAGGATGTCTGCATGCTCAACTGGTAGGTATACTGCACAAGCACCACGTCTGGCCTCAGACTGCTTACATACATCTACTACAGTATCATATATCTTAGCGTAGTGCACTGGACCATCAGCAAAGCCACCTGTAGATATTTCAGTTCCTCTTGCCCTAATGTTGCCAATAAAAGCACTTGTACCTCCCCCATATTTACTCATCATTCCAATTTCACGGCCTGCATTTAATATGCTATCTAAGTTATCATCAACGTTAGATCCATAACAGCTTATAGGTAAACCTTTTTGTTTACCAAAGTTAATCCATACAGGAGTAGACAAAGAGTAAAACCCTCTTGCCATGTAGTCCTCAAACTTTTCTGCAAAACCTTTTATATTCAAATACTTTTCCGCTTTAATAGCAATGTCTTTGATTCTTTGCTCAGGGGATTCTGATATATATCCCCTTGATAAAAATGTACGGCTATCTTTATTAAGCCAATAGTATTTATTGTATTCCATGCTGGTTTGTTTAAATTGTTCTGTTTCTTCTTTTGTTGTCCCACTGGACCTTTTTAGATCTACCCAACATCATAAATTTAGAAACTCTTTGATTGAAGTTTCCTCTTTCTGTATTTAGTTGGGTATTACCTGTTGTTTGTTCTGAATTCATTATTTAATTATTAAAATAGATCATCAACTGTGATGCTCTTGCTTTTCTTATTATAGTCAACACTCTTTTTGTAAAAGAAGTCTCCCTCTTTAGTACCAGTGATCTCTATATCAAACCATTCTACTGCTTTTAATATTTCTTGATCTACTTCAAAGATTGGTTTCATACCTATCTTTTCTAGAGAGTTGTTGAATCTATTTTTTATAAAGTGTTGTATTGTATTCTGTGGTAAGAAGCTAAGTTCTCCTTTCTCAAAGATCCAATCAAGTATACCGCACTCTGCTCTATATGCTTTTCTACATGCTGAATCTATTAGATCTTCAAACTCCTGATCAAACCATTCTGGATTTTCTCTTTTGATTATATTAATAATCTCAGCACCAAAGTTTCCGTGTATCTCTTCTTCTTTACTAGTAGCTTCAACAACATTAGATATGCCTTTAAGCACATTCTTTTCTTTGTTAAAGCTCATCATAATTAAGAACTGACTAAACAAGCTTACGTGTTCTATAAACAAAGAGAATAGCAATACAGACTTAGTATACATTTTATTGTCTCTAGAGCGTGTACCATCTAGGTACTTCTTTAAGTACTTAAGTCTACCTTCTATTGCAGGCACCTCAACTACTGATTGAAATTCTTTTTCTAATCCTAGTATTCTAAGCAGCCTGGCGTAAGCATCTTTATGTCTAACTTCTGACTCAGCAAAAGTAAATCCTACATCACCTACTTCTGTGATAGGCATTCTCTTATATAGATCTCCCCAAAAGGTTTTTACATTTACTTCTATTTGCGCAATTGCAAGCATTGTCTTTTTAATGACATCTTTTTCTTCATTTGATATAGTGACTTTAAAGTCTTGTATGTCTTCTGTAAAGTTGAATTCTGTATCAATCCAGTACGAGTGCCTAATTGCATCTTTGTATGCTAGTAGTTGTGGATATTCATAAGGCAATATGTTTACTCTGGGTTTAAAGATGTCTTTGTTCATTGTATAATTTATTAAGGATTAAAAAGCCGCACCCCTCTTTGGAAGAATGCAGCTGTCAGATAGATATAATTTAAAAAAAAATTATCTTATATGAAAGGATTATAACCTAATATTCACAAAAGATAATGTTAAAAATATAAGACCTATCTCTAAACCGTTGACCCAACGGTATTTATCATCATCACATAAAACTTCACAGTTTACAGTTTTAAAACCAAGTAGTGTTTCTGTTGGTAAAAACTCAATGTTAAATCTATTCTTAAATACTAAAGGATTTACTTTACTCATAAAATATTAATTAAAGGTTTTTGTCAGAATTTTTGTATATTACTTATATAGTTATCTACCTGACTGTAGACAAATATACCAATATATTTGATTAGGTTAATCAAAATTTGTATATTATTAGTATAGTACTTTAAAATTAAATAAGATGATTAAAAAAATACTACATGTGTTATGGACTTTTAGCTTACAAGACTATTGGAAATGGGTTTGGTCAAAAACAGAAGTTGATGAAAAAGTTATTATAGGTGCTAAAAAAACCAAAAAAAGAACTAAAGCTGTAGTCAAGGCTATTAAAGGAAAAAAGAAATAGATGAGACAAGTATGTTTATTAATACAATGGTTGTCAAGGGGCAAAGTATGCCTGGGACACTGCCGTCAAGGTCTTTGTAAAAAAACTAAAAGTAAAATATAATGGGAGATTGGGAACTAGAGATAGCGTTTCATTGGCCACATGATAGACTAGCTTTAGGCTGGGAAATAATGAGACCCGATGAATCATATAACTATACTACAGTAAAAGCTTATTTACTTATTTGCACATTAACGTTAGATGTATCATGAAATATAAAAAAAAAGGTGGAGGACTTAATCCTCAAAAAGTAACAAGACAGAAATCAAAACTATTATGTAGAATGGCTAATGGTGGAGAATCTGCATTAGATAATATTATGCTTAGTTCAATGGAGCAAAAGATGACTAAAGGTGGAGACGCTAAAAGAGTAGTATCAAAAGCTGATAGAACTGAAAAATTACAATCTTATAAACGAGGTGGGTGGACTCACTCAGGATAATACCATATGAACATTTTAACAGACATATTAAGTTTAATAAGACAAAACAAGTTTTCTAAAGTTGCTGAAAGAGATGATGTTCTTGTACTAGGTAAATGGAATGAACAACCTGATATGACTGGTGTTGCATCTCCTATACCGTATAAGTCTGTTAAGCTTATTAAAATAAAAGACTTCAAAGTAGAAGGAACTAAATGTGATTATAAAAATACACCGGAAAAACCTTCTGGTGATATTGCTACTATATATCAGAAGACAGAGACTGATCCAATAACAGGAGAGTGTACTGTATATTTCCGTACATTAAAGTCTTTGAGTACAAATTTAACCTTAGCTCAGTCAGCTGATAATGATTATGTAGAAATAGATACATCAGGAGAACCCAACTTAGCAGCTAATGTAGGTACAGGTTTTGGATTATGGAAAAATAAAGTTGGTGAGACACTCAATTTTAAATCTATAATAGCTGGAGATAACATTACTATAGCAGAATCACCTGATCAAATTACTATTAATGCTACAAGCTCAGGCGGTGTAACCTATACTTTTTCAAGTTCACCACAATCAACAGGTGGGCCTCAACATGTAAATCTAAATCTTGATGGTTCAGACGGGTCATTAAATAATGTAAAGCTTTTTGCAGGATCTAATGTATCAATAACAGATAATGGTTCAAATGAAGTAACAATTTCATCTAGCGGTGGTATGACTTCCTTCAATGTATATGATGAGAACCCAGGTGGAGCAGGTCCAGGTTTTGCTGTAAGTCAATCAGATAACGTTTTAATGTGGGGACGCAATGGTATAGAAACAATAACCGGTGTTCCTTTAGGATCAACAGCCAATCCTAAGTCAATTGCTATGGGATTATCTCATTACTATGAGGCATATGTATCTCAAGTAACTCAGCTAGGTAACGATGCACCTACAGAGAATGTCATTTATAATGATACAGGAAGAACTTTATCATGGTCAAGACCTACCGTTGGACGCTACACTGCAACTTGGTCAACATCAGTTGATCCAAGTAAAGTAACTATAAACATTGCACAAGTATTTAAAAATCATCCAAACATAGCTAATATTATTGGTGTAACTGGAAATGGTTTTACTATCACTACTAATTCAGCTGAAAACTCAGCTATAGCTGATGATAGTATTTTATTTGATACACCATTAGAAATAAGAATATACCCTTAAATTAAAGAGATGAGTGATAAAAAACCTAAAAAGAAATTTAAAGATACTAAAGTAGGACAGTTCCTTACAAAGAAAGTTCCTAGTATACTTGGTCTTGCCGGGGAGTTACTTCCTGATGCAGGTGTTTTAGGTATGGTTAAATCTTTAATAGAAAAAGAACCAGCTTTATCACCAATAGATAAAGAGCATGCATTGAAACTACTTGAACAAGATATGGTTGAAATGCAAGAAGTAAGTAAGCGTTGGGTCAGTGACATGAGTTCTGATTCTTGGCTAAGTAAAAATACAAGACCAATGACTTTGATATTTTTAACTATATCAATGGTAATATTTATGCTATTAGACAGTTCTGATATTGAATTTAAAGTAGACTCAGTGTGGGTTGACTTATTAAAGTCATTATTAATAACAGTTTATGTAGCATACTTTGGCTCAAGGGGAGCTGAGAAATTTAAAGCAATTAGTAACAAAAATTAAAAAATAGAAATTATGCCAAAAAATATGACAGATGCTGGAATAAGCTACAAAAACGGTGGCTCTTCAAAAAAAGGTGGACAAGCATTATTTAATGCTTTAAAAGCTAAAGGCTATAAACAAAAAGGTGGTGAAGAAACACCAGCTAAAGCAAGAATGACTTCATATGCTGAAGGTGGAGGACTTATGGGTTATGCAAAAAGAGGTGGCTGTGTTTTATCAGGAATGAATAAAAAAAGAAAATAATCATGGCAAAAAAGATATCATTCCCAGAGGGAAACGGAAAAGTAGAAAATGGATATTATGATCCAACATCTATACCAGCAAGAATTCAAGCTAAAAAAAATGCAACTGCTACGGCAACGAGAATGCGTTTAGCGGCACAAGGTGTTGAAATAAAAAGATCATCTACAAAAGCTTCTGAACCAGTTCAATCAGCTGCATTTAAAAACGGCTATAGAAAAGGAAAAAAATAAATTAAATACTATGGCAATATTAACAGCACAACAGATAAGTCAATCAGGCTTACAACCTACATCAGTCATACCTGACCCTAAAGGAGATACTTTAGCAAATACAGGTAAAGAATTTTTTTATGTGCAAAATAATAGTGGGGACACAATTACTGCAACAGTTATACCTGTTGTAAATACAGTTATTGATCCATTACTAGGCACTTTGACAAAAGAAAATGCTATATTAGCAATAGCTAATGGTGAGACAGGATTTGTAGGTCCTTTTGAAGTTGATGCTTTTAATGATGTTGATGGTAACATAACAATAACATGTTCATTTCAGGTAGGTGTAAAACTATCTGCAGTGTACTTATAAACAAAAAACAATGGGCTCACTACTGCAAGACGTAATTGGATTATTTGCCAAGAAAAAATATGCACCAAACCCTTATGATCTTGACAAAGATGGTAAAGAGGATTTTTTAGTTCTATCAACAAAACAAGATAGTTCATTAAATGTAATGGCATACTTGCCAAAACTTGAACAAGAATTAATTTCAGTCAAGCAGTTAGCTGAAGCTATTGGCGCTGGTTCAGATACTACATATGATTATAGTAGTGAAGGAAACGCAGATGGTTCTGTTAACTTAATACTTACAGGATCAGATGCTACTATAGATATAGTAAAGCTTATTGGTGGTACAAACATCTCTTTGGTTGATGATGGCTCTAATAATGTTACTATAAATAGTACAGATCAGTTTGTTGGAACTGTTACTAGTGTAGACGCTGGTATTGTTGGAGATGCTCTCAGCATATCTGGAGTTCCAATCACTACTAGTGGTAGTATAGATTTTAGTTGGGATGGTACAGCTTCAGAATATGTAGACGGCCAAGGTAATTTACAAACTTTCCCAACAGTTGGAACTATGAACTCATGGTTTGTAGGAGGAGATGGTGGTTTTGAAGTTCTAGATCAAGACAGTGTATTGTTTTTAGGCTCAGATAAAATTACAGTATATCCTATTTTTAATAGTCAATCAGTAAAATTTGAACATAAAGACACAGTTAGAACTGATAATATAATTCCTTTAACTCCAGCATTTGGTGATACATTTACTGTAGTAAGTAAAATAACTCAGGATCAAACCGGTCACCCTACTGAATTAGAAATTAGTGAAATTACTTTACCAACTCCAGCAGCTGCAGCTAACACTACATATGATTTAAGTGGTCAGCAAAGCAACATTGATGATTATACTATACGTTTACTTGGATCAGATGGATCACTAGATAAAGTAGTTCTTGAAGCTGGTAACAATATTACATTAACAGATCAAGGTAATGATAGAGTAGAAATAAGTTCATTAGATTCTAATACAACATATGTTCTTAACGGTCAGCAGTCTGGTGGTACAAACTATGCAGTAAATTTAGAAGATCAAACTGGAGCTCTTAGCACGTTATTTTTAAATGCAGGAACTAATATAACATTAACACAAACTGGTAATGGTGTAACTATAGATGCTTCTGGAGGTTCTGGTTCAGTTACTAGTGTAGGTTTAACAGCACCCCCTGCATTCACTGTTTCAGGATCACCTGTAATAAACTCAGGAACTTTAGCATTAGCAGGAGCAGGTACCGCACAAGAATATATAGATGGTACTGGGTCTTTACAAACATTCCCTACTATTCCAAGTGTACCAGCAAATATAGTTGAGACAGTAGATACACAAAATAGTACATACATTGATATGACACCAACAGGTGCTGTAGATGGAGATGTTGTTGTAACAGCAGAATTATCAGCAGTAGATGGGGTAGATACTTCAGGTAAATTCTTAAGTAAAGATAATGTATGGTCAGCAATTCCAGGAGGAAACCAAGGAACTGTAACTGATTTTAATTGTGATGTAACGCCAGGAATAGCAGATGCAATAGTACCTTCTGTAGCAAATTCAACTACAACACCTTTCTTAACTTTAGATTTTCAAGGTGTGCCAGCTCAATATGTTAGAGGTGATGGTGTTTTAGAAACATTCCCTACTATTCCTGCAGCAGTACCAGTGATGACATCTACGGTAACTGGAACAGGTAAACTATGGGATGATATAGTACAGCTTGAACCTGCTGAATCAGTAACTACAGTTAAAGATAGAACATATGGTGTGCAGTTTAATTCAAACTCACAACTAGTTGTAAATGTACCATGGTCAAATGCTGGAGGTACCATGTCTAGTTGGACAATTAAAGATGGTACTGGGTTAGGACCAGTATTAGATCAAACAGAAGTTCAGTTTGTAGGTTCAGATAAAATTACTACACTATTAACTAATAATGGAGGAAACTATATATTAGGTATTGATCATGACGATACAACAAGAACAGATACAACATCTACGGATGCTCCTGCTGCAGGCGGTACATTTACAGTAATAGATTCTATTACACAAGATGCAACAGGTCACCCTACAGCAGTAAATGTTAAAACAGTTACTTTACCTTCCGCAGTATCTGTACCAACAATGACATCAACTGTCCTTGGTATTGGTAAACTATTTAGTGATGTTGTACAAGCACAAGCAGCACAAGCAGTTTCAAATGTAGAAAAAAGAACTTATGGAATTCAATTTAATGCTAGTAATCAATTAGTTGTTAATGTACCGTGGGAAAACTCATCTTCAGGATGGACATTAACAGGTGATATTGGAACAGGGCAAGTTGTTGCTGATGGAGATACAGCTTTATTAGCAGGTGGTGTAGGAATTGCAACAAGCACTGTTGCTACAGATAAACTAACTATAGATTTAGAAAACACATCTGTTACTCCAGGGGTTTATACAAATGCTAATATTGAAGTTGATGCTCAAGGTAGACTTACTGCAGCATCAAACGGTACAGGTGGTAGTGGAGTAGACTATACATCTTATGTTGCACGTTTTAGTCACCCTAAAGGAGGTTCAATTGCAGTTGATGTATTATCAAATAATACAGGATGTGACTTTAGCTGGGGAGGAGGAACAGCATTATATAAAATTAATATACATGCACAAGGAGACCCAAATACAAGATGCGGTAATGGTAAACGTGTGTGGGTTATGGCAAATGGTAGATCAGAAATAGTAGAAGGTACACGTCCTGCAGAAATCTTTTTTAGAGAGTGGGAAGTAACACCTACTGAAAACTTAGTTTGGTTAGATTTTCTAGAACAAGATTTTACAGGTACTACTAAAGGAATATTCCAAGGTAATATAGAAATAAGATTATACCAAACAAGAGAATTGGTCTAAATAAAAAATAAACAATAAAATAAAAAACAATGAGTGTTTATATACAAGAGGTCTTAGGACTATTAAAAAGGAATAAAAAGAAAAAGAAGCTAGACAAAATGAGAGATCATTTTGAATTTGGTAAGCTTTATCAGAACAGTAGTTTAAATACTGGTGCTGTTTATAATCCTAAGATGGAACCTTTTGTTGTAAAGTGGGGAGATCTTGTTTGTGAAGCTACAGAAAATTTAACTAGAACAAAACCAGGTGAAGGTAAACTTGGTTTTGTTCCTGTTTATACTACACCTGAAGGGTCATGTGCATGGGATACCTTAATGGATTCTATCATAACTCAAAATGCTATAGGTGATACTATTAATATAGCAGGTGATTTATATGTTGAAGGTACTATAACAACTCCAACACTAACAGAAGACCGTATAGTTATAGTTGGTCCTGGAGGTGTATTAGAAGATGATGCTAATTTCACAATGGATGGGATTACATTTACTGCTTTAGTAAATGTACAGCATGGTAGTTCAACTCTTGCACCAGTACCTCCTACAACTACAACATTCAACTCTAATATTGTACTTAGTGGGCCAGTAATTGATTCACAAGGAAATCTAGGTCAATTATCTCAAGTACTTGTAGGTTTAGCTGACGGAAGAGTAATATGGTCAGATGATGATGTTGTAGAAGCCTTAACTTACGGAAGCCTATGGCAAGGAAATGTAAACAATTTAAAACAAGAGTTACCTATTGGAACAGCAGATCAGATTCTTATCTCTGATGGAGTAACATTCTCTTGGGAAGATAATCCTGCAGCAATTGTAGGAGAACAATGTGAAATTTATAGAATACCATTATGGACACCTAACTCTAATACATTAGGTTGTTCTTTATTAATACAAGATGGTGATTCAACAACTCCAGCAAGTAGAGTTATTAATGATGGTGAACTACAGCAAACTAAAAGTATATTTTTAGATGATGTAAATCAAGATGATACACTTACACAAGTTCTAGTAAGAGATCCTGCACAACAGAATGTAGTTAGATGGAGAGATGCACTTAGTATTGTACCTGAATTAGGTTGGGATTTAATAGATCCAAGCTTAGGTATAGCAAACTGGGATGTAGATAAGTATAATGGTTACATGGAAGTTACTAATCCAACTGCTTTTAGAGCAATTAGACCAAATAATCTTTTGAATGCAGATGAAGGTTATTTTGTTTTTGTTGCAGATAGTCCTAATATACCTTTAGACTATTTACTATTTACCGGTGTTAATGGAGGAACCACACAGACTGTAAGAACAACTTGGTCTGGTGATGCTGCTAGCGGTTTTCCTTATGTACCAACTAATCAATCTGGTGGATTTTGGTTACAAGGTGTAGCTGTAAAATTTCATTACATTTTACGTATAGATGCAGCGGGTAATCAAATTATATGGTGGGATGCTTGTTGTGAAATACAACCTCTTAATCAATGCCCTATTGTACAAAATACTTCTATTAGTTTAGTAGAAGATACAACTTTAACAGGTCAAACTTTAACAGCTTCAGATCCTGATGGTGATCCATTAACTTGGAGTATTGTAACTGCACCTCCAGCATCACATGGAACAGTCAACTTAAACTCAGCAACTGGTGTTTATGACTTTGTTCCTGCTGTAAACTTTTGTGGAACTGGAACATTTACATGGAAAGTTACTGATGGTTCATGTGAAAAAGAAGCAACAACAACATACAATATAAGTTGTGTTTGTGATATACCATCATTTGCCGTTTATCAAGGAGCTAATCAACCTTGTGGAGCAGCATCAACTGCACCTTTATATACTGGTGCTTCAGGTGGAGCTTATCAATGGGTGGGTGACTATTGTGATCCAGATAATGCATATACTGATGTAACACTTACAACAGAATATTCTCTTGATGGTGGTACAACTTGGATAGCAGGTCTTCCAGCAGGAGCAACAATACAAAAAGATGTACCTGCACCATGGAAGTTTACTTTTGATCAGCCTTCTGTCCCAGCGGGTAATCAGCAATTTAGATTTACACTTCAAGATGTAGATGTAACTTGTAAGAGCGAGTACATTTTTAATGTAACTGCAGCTTTAGATATATTAAATAGATTTGAATTTCAGGTATCAAATGAAGCTGGAACAGCAACAGCTGCAGCAGCACTGTTTCCTTTCAGAGCTAATACAAATTTACCTGTATTTGGAGCTACTGGAGGTACGTGGAATCCTTCAGCTCTTCCTAATTCACAAAACTGGATGGGAAATTATGTTAATCAAGGACGAAGATTAACTCAATTTACATCTCAACCAAATGGTCTAGCTGGTTCAGGTTTAAGTAATAATGATGAAGCATTAAATATTACACCAAGTGGTGGAACATACCCAGGGGTTGCAAATTCAACGTTTCAATTAGTATATGTAACTGCTGGATATCAAACTAATTCAACTCTTATTGAGACAAGAACGCCAAATATTTGGGTTAATCCTATGTCTTACCCTGCTAATGATAATATATCAGTGGGTGATACCATAATTTTTGATGCTGCTACAATAAATAATGCTTTTAATTTATCAGGTGGAAATGCTGTAACAGGTAGTCTAACTTATGTAATTCAAAATGAAGATGTTGGTTATGCTCCTTTAGCTACATCAGCAATAACTTTAGCAGCTAATGCTAATTCTGGTCATGCTTGTAATGATGGTGCATTTAAAATATATGCTGCTATTACGAATGCTTCTGGTGCAACAGAAGTTTATTATTTACTTAGAACCTCTACTTCTAACGGTAGTCCGCAAAATCCTTTTACTAATAATCCAAATCCTATAAGAAGATATAGTTTAGACAGTGTTTCTCCTTCAATTGGATATTTAACTGGACCAGGTGGAAGAACTTGGTCAAGATCATATTCAAGTGGTACTCAAGCTGGAGTAGGACAAGCAGGAGCACCTGCTATAATGAGTTCTTCTAATATTGATTACACATTCCGTGGTTCTGCAATGTCTAAATCTAATACAATGTATAACTATGATGGAGGATATGTAATTCCACAAAATAATCAAGATACAGACTATAGTTCTACAGGAGCGCAAAGACTTCAAGCAGATGTTATACAACAGATAGCTGCTAATAGTATAGATGGTAATATAGTTTTTTATATTGCAGGAGATACTTGGGCCAAAACATCTGCTACAACTTTAGCAACAGGTATAATTAGTTCAGTAGATGCTAATGGAGGAGTTACTGGTATAACATTACAAAGTGGTGGCGTTGGTTATAATCAAGGATTATTTACTAGTAATGCTTCTGGTACTACTAGAGCAGAATATTTTTTAAGTGGTGGGGATAATCAATGTTCAGCTTTTGTAACTATGAGCGGTACAACAGTTAATGAAAGTATACAGTCTGTAATCTCAATATCTAGACCAGGTTCAGGTTATGTGGTTGGACAACCTTTTGCTTTTGATCCAGATCTTACATGGGTTGCACACTCTCATGGTGATGCAGCAACTCTTAGAATATTTAAAGAAGACCCAAATAATACACTAGATCAAATAGAAGTATTTAATGGCCCTCCTTTTAATAACACTGGTACAGCAACTGGTACAGCATTTAAAGCAGGTGACGGAACATCAGTGCAAGTAAATATATTTACGGGTGTAGTAACAATTTTATAATGAGTAAAGTAAAAACAAATAGTGCAAGTAACCCTATGAGTCCACACAGTCCTAAAGTAAGGACTGGTGGCTCAGTAGTTGCTAATAAAAGTACAGGTAAAGGTGGCTTTAAAGTTGCTCAAGATTCAACTGTATTGGGTACAATGAATGGTATAATGAAAGATCAGTATAACAAGTAAGTTACTTTAGATCTTCTAACTCTTTTTGTAAACATGCAAGTGCACGCCAAGCAACTTTTGCTGTATGACGTATTCCGTCATCATCAATTGTTCCTGCATCTATAAGGTGCCTAGCTAATGCATCAAAATCATCATTAGATTTATTACGATCCCAATGTAATGGTTTATCAGGATGATGTTGTTTGTTTCCTTGTAAGGAGACTCTTGCTATTTCCATAATAGCATCCGGGAAGTATTTAAGAACACCAGTAAATACTGGAGTTTCTTTTCTTTTTTCAGCTTTATCCATAAATAGCCATTCTTTTTTTATCATTTCTTTTTCTTTTTTCTCCTTTCAGCCATAACATCTTCAATCTTTCTAACTTCATATGCTCCACATGGACCATTTGCAGCACGAGATGTTGCTTTCCTATTGGTTCTTTGCCAACTGTAAATTTGACTATCTTCACTACATGGTATAAAGTTTATACCTGCTTTATTATATCTTTCTTGTTCTCTTTTTTCTTTCTTTGTCATTTGTCTTTATTTTTACGATAATCAATTATGAATCCTACAGCTACTAGTATGTTTAAACCTAAGCTGGCAATAACCTCATGAATATCTTTATATGTATTTATACTTAGATGTACATGTCCAATTACCCAAAATGGAATTGCCATTTGCTGACTATACCATATTAATGCAAACTCTAGAAATTTTTTCATAACTAATTTTTGGTTTTTATATTTTGTAAATTAGGTGTAGGGGCCTACATGTAAAACATGCAGTTGGTTTAGCCCCATTATTATTCACCTAACTTCCTACCTTTTAGGATCCATATTATATATATTATTATAATTAAAAAAAGTATTCTTAATCCTGGGCTCATATTCTACCCATGTACATTTCTTGAACTAATACTTTTTCTGTTATATCTATATCAATTGGAACTTCAACAATATCTTCCATAACTATGTCTATGTCATTAACATTAGTATTGACTTCTAGATTAGCATATAAGTTATTGTTTATTACTTCAGCAGTTACAAAATCATGAAAGTCTTTTTGATCTGATAACCAATCTCTTGGATGTGCTTTCTTTAATGCATGCGTTACATGATTATAAAAAGCCCATGCACTGTTATTACTCTGACCATAATCAAAAGATGGTTTATCCATTTCTTTCTTTATCATAGATACTTGTTGTGTGTCTATTATATCTTCATCAATAAATAATCTTCCTACTAACTCTGACTGCTGTTTACAGCTAAGTTTAACAGACTTTAGATATTCTTTATCATTTATTAATCTTTTATAATATACTTCAGCATTCTTGATTTGATCCGTCATATGTAACTTAGTATCCATATTAGCTGTTCCGGTATGCTTTCTAGTGTAATTCATCATATCACCAGCAACCATTCCGTTTGAACATACTTTAACATAAGCTCCTATAGCACACTGAAACCTTGTACTTTTATCATAAGAGTTTGTCCAAGAGAACATCATACCTAGTTCTTCTTCTTCCATTATACTGCTATCAACAGGATTTAGAGGCTTTAAATGATAGATACCTTGTGCTACATTAGCATTCATATTAGATCTATAGACCTCTTTTATTATAGTGAATCCACTTGCATTAAGTAGACTCATAGTGTTGTCTATCACTTCTTTGTGTGATATGACTGTGTAAGATTTACCATGGTTAGGTAAAGGTTGACTTTTTAGAAATGCTTTAGTCACTTCTGTTGGTTTTTTATATCCCATAATTATAAACTTATTAAGTGTAAATATAATAAATTAATCTGACTCAGCAAATTAAAATATATATCTTATTGTGTTTAAAGGAAAATACTTCTTGTATATATCCTTGAATTCATTGATTAGCCTGCCTTTATGTTCTAAAGGATACCTCATAACGCCTGATTGATTTTTAACTTCATAAGAACGCCTCATTAGTTCCTGGGCTTCTGGTGATGCTTTAATCATTTGGTTCTTATGATTGGTTAAAGCTATAACCTCACATTTATTTATACCTGCTAGTTCTTTTACCTGTTTAAAAAGCTTATTATATTCTTCTTTCCAACCGGGATAAAAGACTAAAGGGCTATAATTAAGATGAACTTGCCAACCTAAATCTTTGAGACGGTTAACATCAGCTATACGGCTTTCTATCTTTTGCATCTTAGGTTCTAATATATTAGAATACTTCTGAGGCATAAGACTAACACGTACTCTTGGAGGCTTGTTAAAATTACTAACGTCTAACGTTAATAGTCCTGGATACTTTGTAGCCATTGTTGTATTAAGATTTTTATGTTTATCATACATAAGCAAGTAATCATATAAAGAAATTCCTGCTTTCTTTACATGTTTTTGCATAAGTACTAAATCTGTATTACAAGCAATGTCTACCATTGTGTATATAGGGTCTTGTTGATCAGGTACCTTATAGTAACTTTTTTCCCAATCAACAACAGACTTAAATATTTGGTCAACGTTTCTATTTACAAAAACTCTTTTACCATTATACCTAGACATATAACAATAGGTATCTACACAGCCACCAAAACAACCATATATGAGGTTTGGGGCTATGCAGTTAGCACTATTATTATTTGGTTTAGTTACAAGAGTTGTTGTTTTCTGTACCTTAATCATTTCTTATGTAAGCTGACTCAGTGCCAGATATAATATCTATATCTTTTACTTCAATATCTTTTACAAATTGACCGTTAACCATCTTTCCGGTACGTTTAGAGATTACATCATAAGCTGACTTGAGGCAGTATTCTAAAGATACATTCTGCATCTTAGCCTGAATAATCAAGGTGACCATAATATCACCCATAGCATCAACAATCTCTTCACGGTCATTAGCATTGATAGCCGTGCAGAGTTCAGTTGTTTCTTCTAATGTTTTCAACGCTTGGGCCATTGGTGTGGCTTTGTCAAAAATACCTTTTTCTTCTGCCCAGCTTTCTACTGCACATTCTAGTTCAAAATAATCCATATGTTTAAAATAATTTTAATTGATTAGATGACACCGTTAATATACTATTTATCTCAGACTCAATTGCTTGTAGATAATAAAGCTTATTGATATTATAGTTTTCCCATTTAGGTTCTACTTGCATATCATTAAATAAACTTTGTAACCACTTACCAGCCTCTAGTTGTATTTCACGATCATCATTTTTGTTAACTTTTACGATCTTTACTCCATCTTTAGATATAAAATACCTATTGATTTTTTGTAATTTATCTTCAGTGTACTTGCCATCTTTAACATATCTTGCTACTTGTTGCCAATTACCCTTTGATTTACCACCTATACAATAATCTAGAATGTTTTTATTTTGTTCTAGATAGTCTTCAGGTAATATGTTTTTTACGAAGAAAGCATATATAGCTTTTGGTATAACTAACTTAGACTTGTTTTTATGTAACTGTAGGTTATGAAAATCAAATCTACCTTTCAGCTTAACAGGAGCATAGCTAAACTTATCATTCTTGACATTAAATAAATAATGTGGTAATGATTGTTTTACTTCTCTAAACTTTGTTATGTCAACATCAATAAAGTTGTTTACACCTATATAGTTATTTACATCTGAAAGTATTAATTTTTGATATTCATCATGTTCTAAGTTTAAACTAGTTTTCTCCTCCCACTCTTTACATATCTGCATATATAAATCATAGTGCTCTCTTGGTATAATAGTTTCTACACCATCCGTGTTCTGTAATAAAGCAACAGCACCCGGTATACGCTCCATGATTTGTTCATACAACATCATCAACGTTAGCTGACCATTAATTGTAATTCTCATACACAATTCTGGATCATAAAAGAAGCTATTTACATCATTGCTAAGACCAAATGTAGAATTAAGTATAATCTTATATACATAATTCATTGGATTGCTCTTAGGAATCTTCTTACGCTCTTCAAAGAACCACTCATACTGATCACAAAACTGGTCAACTGGAAAATGTTCAGGAGACCATTTATTTTTGATTGCTAAGTTTGGGTAAAAAGATGTTACATCTGAACTCATAATTAACATATCATCATCACTTTCATAAACACCTTTGTTAGCAGCACCATGTGCACCACCTAAACCAAAATGTGTCTTTACAGATTTATAGTTTATATGATATTTGAAACTACCTTTCAGGTTAGAAGCATCTATCTCTAAAGTTTTAAACCTATCATGTAGTGTTTTAAACTCTTGAGATGTAAATGAAATGTATGGTAATAAAATATCAGATACTTTAATATTAGATCTATGAGTCCTCATTTGTTTGAGATCTCTTTTTGGTATATTAAGCTTTTCTGATAAATAATAACCAAATAGTTCTTTACTAATTCTTGGTTCAGAGGCGCTATATAGATTTATATTATATGTATCTGTTAGTTCTTTACGTAGTTTAATCTGTGACTTTGACCTATTAAATATTTCTTTGGTTGACTGTACATCATTAACATTATATTCAATGATAGTGTTAATCTCCTCAAGAGTTTTAATTTCAGCTGTATGATCTATAGGCATTTCTAATATATTTTGCCAGTCCATACTATATTGTATCCACTTAAGACTAGAACGTTTAGCCGGGTTATCCCAATGGTGTAACTTAAATAGATCTATCTGACCTATTTTCATCTTCCATATGGGGTAATCCATAAACTCTTTGTTATTAGACTTATTAATACAGTACTGTGCGTACTTATAAATTATATTAGCTATCTCACATCCTTTAAGATTGTCCCATAAATAGTAATTATCTATTATATATTGAGTGATCTGGCCATCAAATGCTAAACCATTGTATGATATATGCCACTCTTTATTATCTACATTATCTTTTAAGAAACTTATAAAATCATCAAAATCATTACGCAGGTCATGAACAACAAATGTTTTACTCTCATTTGTTTTATAATGCTCAAATACCCCGGTGAAACAATTAGATAAAGTTTCATAGTCCATTACCCAGTGTTTCATTTTTTATGTTTTTTAAGAGCTAGAGTCATTATTCTCTTTCTCATTTGAATTAGTGTTTCCATCATTATAATTTTTAAGTGCCACTACTTTAGCTTCTAGTATTAGATCCATAATACTATCATAGATACTTTCTACCGCTTCTGGTGATCCATCACGCTCTAACTTTTTATCTATTTCTCTCTCATATAAGTCAACTGTTTTGATTACATGCTTAATCTTTTGTTTAACTTTTTGAGTATGTATATACTGTAACCCGTGTGCTATCTCACCCATGCACTTAGTCATAGCAAACAGGATGTTAACATCCATTATTTCTTCTGCTTTTAATTGTTTCATAATTTAATTTATTAGAGCCAAAAAAAGCCCAAATCAATGAGCTTTCTTTTTAAAAATCAATAAAGTGTTAGACCTTTATTGACCAGGTAGAATTAAATTAGATGTTTTAGTTTCCTTTACATCTACATTCATAAACTGTGTGTAGTCAAATTCTGAAGCATTAACAGCAAACATATGAATAAAAGTTTCTATATCAGCTTTATCATTAAGATAAAACTCAGAGAAAGTATCTACTAGCCTTCTCTCTTCTTTAACCGTTTTACCAGTTTGTTGATTTGGTGTTTTTAATCTTTGTGGATCTCCGTTATCATCTAACTTTGGTACCATATGATAAGATTGTTTCATCACTTTACTGATGACAGCTAAAATACCTGACGCAGGGTCAAACATAGCTTCTGTATAAGGTGAGTCTAAACTCACAGGAATTAATGTAAAAGAATTTACATTTCTAAATACTGATTTTACCAGCATCATATTTTGTCCTATTTGTGCCATAATTGGTTTTATTTATTGCTCAAAGATATTGAAGTATCTTCTAATAACCTAGCTAAAAGATAATTATTATCAACTAAGGTTTCTTTTTCTAGATCTGGAGGTGTGCATATCTCATGAACATCTTTCAATTGTTCAACTGATACATTCAAGAACTCTGCATATTCTTCATGACTTTCTTGTGGTGATAAAAATGAATGAACATACTCAGAAACCTTATCATCATCTCCAAAATAATCTAATATATTAATTTTACTATCTATACTTATGTTTGAATACTTACCTTTAATGAAGTTATCATAATCAAACTTTAATGAAGTAAAATCATAAACTATCAGGTGTCTTCTCTCACTAAGTTTTATATGCTTATAAAAATGTTTATGAGAAAATACATGCTTTTCCAAAAACAATATAAATTTCTTAGTCATAGGGGTCTGATATAAACACATAAACATTGTATCATCAATAGAGTAGACATCTTCCAAGGCTATATAAGTTTGCCTAGGAACATGTCCAATGCCTTTTTTGTACCCAAGTAATGGATACATAAAAACTTTACTCTTTTGAAAATAGTCTGTGTAAACACCCATACTATAATTTAACTTTATTTACTAAAAATTCATAGGGTAAACTATAGTTTCTTTCATTATAATGATACTCAGCTGCTTTTAATACACCACCAAGACCTTCTGCCCAACCACCTAATGTTTGTTGAGACACATCAAATACATAAGTTTGATTATATTTATCAATTACAACAAATTTAAAGTCTATTGTATAATCATCACGGTTCTCTACAGATTCCATATAGTCCCATACTAACTTACAATATATAGATGCTTGCAACCAATAATTATAAAAATCTACTGTTTCTTTAAAATCACTTATTGTTTTACCTGTGGTTTTTAAATCAGTTATAACAGCTTTTTTCTCCTTATGATCTATGCTAAAGAAATCTATATAACCATGTAAACCAAAAGGTAAACCTTTCAATTTACAGCTAAGGTATTTTTCTGCATGTGTTTCATAATCATCTAATTCAAAATCTGTAGGTGCCTCTTCAAATATAGCCATAACATCACTGTTACTTTTAATAATCTCAGATTGATCTTTACATCTTAGTAAAGTATCTTCATCTATTACATCTACATTGCTATTAGATAAAAATTCCCAGTAAGGTTCAAACTCATCTTTTATGATTTTAACTATACGTTGTTCATCTGTTTTAAGAGATTGATACAAGTTCATTTCTTTGAGTGAATCCAATACTATTTCAGATGGAACATCAAAGAGCTTTTCTGCATCTGTATACAAAGACATATTTTTTAATACCTTTCTGACACTATCTGATGGTGCTTTACCGGGTGTTATACTAAACTTATCTTTTAAATTATCAGGTTCAAATAATAAACAATGAAGTAGCTTTCCTTCTACTAAATGCTTATCTGTTCTAACCTCTTTATCTTTTAATATATAATCCTTATAAAATAAGAATGGTGAAAATAATAACTTGTTTAAAGAAGAGTAGCTAAAGCAAAATTTATTATTTGCATAAAACTCCTCTTCTTTTTGAAAATTTCTATTCATTTACGTTTTCTTCTATTTTGTCTACAATATACAAATTATCTAAATCAACTTTAAATATATCTGAACTATCACCAACAATTGGTCCAAGTAAAGTATTTAAAAGCTGCTTTCTAGATTTATCTACTGCAAACCTTGTTAATTTTCTATCTTTTGCTAATAATGATAAGTAATTATTAAAACTATATATGGTGTTTGTGTTATGAACTCCTTCATATGCTTTTAATCTATTACGCATTGCCTTAACATTAACTGAATTCCAGTTATTTGTACTCTTGAACCATTCATATTTCCAATAATATAATCCTGATACTACATCAAAAGATTTTTCTATATTACAATTAGCCATCATTTCTACTGCTAAAGATCTGTTGTCTATATCTGTGCTTTCAATCATTTTTCTAATATCTTCATATTTATCATTCCCTATTACTGCTAGCTCACTATCAATAATATTAGATATATCAGTATCAAACACAATTTGACTTGTTGACTGCATAAGATTATTAAAAGCTTCCGCACTCTTTTTAGGTAATATCCAATCATTACCCTCATCATTACTCAGATCTTCATCAATCATATATTTATTTACCTCGTCATATAATTTAGGGCTGCTGCCGTTCCAATGCTTATTTACTTTAAAATCTATCATACTAAAAGTTGGAGTTTCATTTAAAAACTCTTGTATTTTAGCTGTTGCTAAATCAGTAAATGCATCTTTATCTGCTTTCATCCATTTTACAACTTGAAATAAAGACTGATATGGTATAGAACTAGCCCATGTTCTTTCAAGTAGGGTGTCAAATAATTTTAATGATACTATACATATATCTGCTTTTGTTATATCTCTTATAACTTTACAATTATATTTATCTTTTATCAAATCCATTTTTTGTCTTGGCAGAGTTATCTTAGGAAATCTATATATTTTTTTATCCTGCAGATCTATTTCTTGATCACTTTCTACTACAGGTAAACCTATTTTTTCTAAATCTTCAGCTTCAACTTGCCAACCATTTTTATTATATAGCCATTGCTCTTCAACTTTATTAAATTCTATAGCGGATGCTTTAATTTTGCCATTTGAATCTATATGCTCATCATATAGATAAATATTAAATTTGTACTTCGGTCTCATAATTTTTTTATTTTAAATATTTTTGATATTCTTTTTTAACAGCTACTTTAAATGTGTAAAGGTCTCTGTTATGAATGCTTATCTCTCTTCTTACTATAGGTTCAAGATATCTAAACGTTATTGTGTCAAGTTTACCTTCTTGCTCTAACCATAATATCATGTCTTGTGCACTCTTACGGTTAAAATTGTGAAAGTTTGACGAATCCAACCAATACTGTAGATCCTTATCTCTATTGTCTGCATATGTTATACTACTACAATCTTGTGCAAACTGCCATAATAAATGATAGTTTTTCTTATAGTCTATAGTAGGAACAATTTTAAGAGCTAAAGCTTTATCATCACCATATGAATTCAACTGGGCCTTAAGATCACTGAGAAGTTGCTCATCAAGAGTCATTTTGGTAGCAGACGCATGAAGGACTGTCTCAGGATCAATAACACTAACATCTGTAGTATCAATTATATGAGCTAAGTTTATAGCCATACCAGTTAACATCCAGCTATCATATAAGCTATCTTCTATATCTATATCATAGTATCTTACATTATCTGTAATCTTTGGTGTAATGATACATTCTAGACCCGAATTAGCTATATTTTTAAGAACGCCATGTCTATTCACATCTCCTTTTGTAGTCTCATAATTCCATAACTTATTCATCATTATAGTAGTTGGAATATTCTCCGCATTACTTAATTTATGAGTTGTTATTTCTTCATGACCTATGATTAGATCAGCCAATTCATAATCATTTGTTACAGTTATACCATGCTCTTTAAGAGCAGACTTTAATCTATCTTGTGATACATTACACTTTGGTAGTATAAAAGCTTTCTTTTTGGTTCTAAAAGTTTGGTCATCCTCAGTAGGGACCGTTAGTATAGTGTTTATCTTTTCATAAGTTGTTTTATCTTGAGTACATAATACTTTATTAATACCTGTACTAGAAACTAACCCATAAGTAGGGTCAGTCTCTAGTCCAAAGTATACTAAAGCATCAGTATCAAAATCTTGATATACTGATTTATTTGCCATTTTATTTCATTGTCATTTGGACAATCTCTGGGATCATCATTAGTTTATTAAACTTCTTTTTATTACCATTAAATATGGTACGTACAATTAAATACTTAAGATCATTAGTAAAATAATCTTTAGTACATAATGCTTTAAGTCTATCAGTTACTTTCTGATTTATTGTATTATCCTGAGAATATACAACAGAGAAGTTACCAAGTCTTGTAGCTAAAGTAGACGCAATATCTGCACGATATGTGTCATCTTTACCAATACAACTTCTAAGCTCATTAAGAATATATTGCTCATTTTCATGTGTCAATAAATCTTTTGGTGTTACCAGCTTATCAAGTTTATTATTAATAAAGGTTGTAAACATAGAAGCAAAAGCATCACCTACACTACCTTCACCAATCATTTGAATCATACCAAGGTTATCTTCAAAGCTGTCAAAGCTTGATATTGCATTAAAGAATGTAGTAATAGATCTTGCATTTGTTTCTTGTGTTACAAGCTCTGGATGTAAAAGCAAGAAGTTAATACATCTTGTATCAATCCCTGCACCTTCTGCCCATTGTGCCCATACATTAACATCAAACTTCAAGTTAGCGGTTACATATCTGGTTTTCTGTGCACTATCTACACTGTTAACCATATAATCCCCGTTATCTGGATTTGCTGTTAAAATTATATGCCAGTCTTTTGGTAAAGTCCATGAAATATAAGATTGTCTGTCAATCAATTCCATAACTGCTTGAATAAATCTTGTATCAGCACGGTTCCAGTCATCTAGTAATAAAATACCACCAGCCTTTGCATCAGCAATCCATTCAGGAGCACAATAAGACATTCTGTTCTTACCTGTCATTTTGTATCCATTTTTTAGATACTCTTGCACGGCAAGTTCATCAACCCATTGTCCTACTTTCTTGGTAACTGTTTGATTAAGATTAGCTAAACTAGTACCTGCAGCTCTTTGTGTTGCTGTAACCATAGACAGATTATCTTGTTGTTTTATTGCTACCTTTTTTTCTTTATACATCTGGAACTGACGTACAGGGAAGCCTACTAAGTCACCTAACTCTTCTATCTGTGCTAAATTAAGTTTTACAAACTTTAGGTTATTATCTTGAGCAAGCTCTACTATAGTAGAAGTCTTACCAATACCTGATTCACCTACTACTTCTACTGATACAGAATTCTTTCCTGCTTCTTGTAAATACCTGTTGTTGGTAATTATATGATTTACAAATCCTTTTAGTTCTGTTACATTTAAATTTACTTGTGCCATTTTCTTTCTAATTAATTAAGTTGTATTTTCTGTCCTGGTAAATCTTCATTTATACTACTCCTGCTACTATGCACCCATAATGTATTATGAGGACAGTTATCAGGAGAATATGCTTCACCATCTGTTAAATATATAAGGGCTGTATATTGCCCTTTGTTTTCATTAAAGTGATCTATTACTGGTTGGAAGCTTGTCCCACCACGACCATGTATTTCCCAATCCTTTTTTGGATTAAATTCCTTCACGCTATTCAAGCGGGTATCACACTGTGCAACTGTAATTTTATGACCAGTCTTATGCATATGCGTAAGCTCACTAAAGAATTCCTTTAGTTCATCATTGTTTACAGATCCACTTGTGTCAACACCAACAAGTATATGATTCTTGAATTTAATTTTAAGTCCCGGATTAGCTGAATAACGTTTATTGTATTTACGTCTCAGCTTTTTAGTATAAACTATACTAGAGTTACCTACAAATCTTCTTAGATAACCTTTCCAATCAAACTTTGGTGGTTCAATATGCATTAGTCTATGAATTAAATCAGCAAGCTCACCAGGCATACTACCTTGTTTCTTTTCTGTTTCCTCTGCGGCTGCTTTTAATTGATGTTCTATCTGCTTTTGAACCAACTTCTTATCAGCTTCAGGTAATTCTTCAAAATCTTTCCATGTGCTATGACAATAAGGTGACTCACCATTCATTTTATCCATTAAACTATCTAGAGATGGGGATGTCCCGTCCTCTTGTGCCTGCTCCAAAAGTCTATAATATTCTTTTGTACCGGCTTTAGTAGGGAGGTTTAGTTCTGGGAAACTTGATAATAATAAACCACCTTCAGGTAATTTACTTTCCAGTATGTACTGGTTTATCTCTAAATCTGCAGCTATATTAAATAGCTTATGATCACTGTAGAGATCTCTTAATATTAAATGACCAAATGCAATATGCAATAGCTCATGTTTAATTAATCCAAATCTGTGATCTTCACTGAGTTCATTATAAAACTCTGGGTTTATAGTCAATTGCATACCAATACCTTGCTTACTAACTCCTGCTGTAGGAATCTTATTGCTGTATTGCTTATTGATACCAATTAAAAAGAGCCCATAAAAGGGCTCTGTAAATATTAAACTTTTGGTTGTTCTTGCAACCTGGTCTTGTATATTTATCATCTTTTTATTTTTCTAAGAATATCCATGTATATATCATCTACTTTACTTTTTTTAATGAATGCATAAATTTTATTTGTGTCTAATGAGTTAATTTTAAAGCTATATTTTACAGCTATACAAAAATCTACACGATCTTTAAACATTAAAGCTTTGGCCATAAGTCTATTAACTACTTCTTTTTCCTGGTAGTCAGTATTATTATACATATGCCAAGCCAATTCTTTATCTTCTTGTAGACCACTAAACATTTCTTTGTATTTAAAAAATTCATCAAGAGTTATTACTTTTTTTTTCATTCTCTATTAATTCTATCCATACGCCTGGGTTCTTTTTATCATAAGTATATTGTTCAAATGCAGGAATTATAAACTCTGCATTATCATCTTCTATCCAACCATACTTGACCATATCATCTTGCACTGTTTGTGCAGGATTTATATAATCAAACTTATGGCGGCTGCCTCTAATAAATTCAAAAGAAATTTTTACTGGAAGCTTATGCTTCTTGAGCTCTTTCTTGAACTCTTCAGTATATTTAAGATAAATGTCTTTAGTAGCTTTCCTGTAGTTCATTACAGCTTTGCTAGCAATAAAGTATTTACCTGTCCATCTTCTTCCGTTTTTACTAGAAGGTACATTTCCTGGTATAAACCATCTATTGTTCTTCATATTATTTATTTAATGTTTCTTTTAATAAGGGCTTAAGCATAGAGTGTACTTTATCAAAACCATGATTCTTCATAGCATCTGATATATCTTTAGACATAGTTGGTACACAACCGTGTATTTTATATGTTTCTAAATATCTTTGTACAGCTTTTACGCCTGCATCATCATTATCAAATAGAGTTATAACTTTTTTATACTTCTGCTTCAGATTAAATATTATATGAGGTTTAATCATTGTATTTTCTGAATCAGGGCATATTACTTCTATATTATAACCCATACCTTTAAGACACATAGCATCTTTAAGTGAACTGCATATTACTAAATAAGGTTGATTGTATTCTAGTTGATCAATACCTTGTATATAATTCTTAACTTTATGAAACTTATGCTTTTTACTATGAGGTTGATATATTTTATATACTTCACCGTTTTTATCAAAGTAACCATAACAGCATTTGCTTCCAACTTGTAAGCTTTTATGCAAACCATTATCATCCTTGGCCATATTAAAATAATCAATTGGTTTTACATTATATTTAGTTAACATAGTTTTACCTATTCTAAATGATAACCAATACTTTTGATCTTCAATGGTCCAATTTCTATACTTTATATAATCTATCTTCCACTTTGCTTGTGGTTTAAATGATTGATCTATTGATCCGCCTGATTGTATAAAGTTGTTGTAGTCTTGAATTATTCTCCTGGTTGCTTGTGGATAACCTAAGTTAAATAGTAATCCAACTAAGTCAGCCTTGTTACCACCTTTACCTGTTGAGAAATCTTTAAATTTATATTGCATAATTGATTTATCAACATATATGCAGAAACTTGGTGTCTTCTCATTAGGATTAAATATAGATCTAATCTTAATATCTTGACCCGTAAGTTGCTCAGGTAAATCTAAATAATATTGAAATACCCAATAACTTGGTATTTCTGATTCTTCTAATTTTAAATTTTTAGTGCTGAACATAAACCAAAGATATTAAAAAGAAATGGGCCCAGCATAACACTGAGCCCAATCTTTAGGTTTATATTATAAATCAAAGTCACTACCTGTTGAAGATACAGGCTCAAAACTATTTGTTGGTGCTGACTCTTTCTTTACAAAGGGTCTAAAATGATTTGTATTATTTCTATCAAACGTTAGTAAGTTAGAAGACTCTGCATCAATTGCTTCCAATGGCATACCATCTCTACTTCTTTTAGGTAAGAATAGATCATTGTTAACATAACCTTCTTTGTTTTCCCACTCACGTGCACCTAAACAAGCATTGATGTAACCAGTTTCTGAACAAATCTTTGCAGCTTTAATCATAAAGTCTTCAATAGTATTTGCCTCAATAGCATCTAACTCAGTTCTTTTACCAACTACTTCAGATAAGAATACCATTGCTTTTAGAACTTCAGTATCACGACTAATCTCATTTCCATTATTTAATGTAGCATCTTTAAATGGATATGGAGAAAATCTTACTCTACCAACTTGGCCTGCATAGCGCTCACCATTAGGATTATTCATATCTTTTAAGAATCCATTAAATTCTCCTGTAACTGGCTCTGATTCTACATGCAATGTGATATTGTATGCTTCAGAGTCATAAGGTGTCTGATCAAATGTAATTGAGTTAATTTTCACTTTGTGATTTCCTGTTCCAATAACTGGTTTTGTCCCACCATTACCGGCAGACATGTCTTTAGTACTTAACATAATTTACTTTTTTATTAATTATTAATTATTGATTATACTTTTCAATACAATCTTTTACAAACTGCAGGTCATTTGGGATAAACTTATCCTCAAACATACCCATTGGTGATTTACATGTGTTCTCTCCTGAGTTTTGTGTTTCAAAACCATATTCAAGTTCACCATCATCATTTTTATTTACTTTACCAAATAATACTATAGAGAATAGTCCTTCTAATGTTAGAGTATTGTCAATCATTTTGCCAATAGTCTTAGCTTTAATTTTTCTATTCCCATTTATATCAGTTGAATCTTCTGAGTGAGTCAAAAAGATTACTGTTAAATCTTCTCTTAGATCTTTAGGTAACTTAGCAACCATGGCTAAATTTGCTGCAATCTGAGTAAATTTATCATATCCTTTTTCATTTGCTCTATCAAAATATTCAAAAGAACTCATATATTGCCAATCATCTACAACTAGATTAGTTATATGTGGCATTTTATCATTAACATGTTGTATAGCTTTAACTATACCTGCAGAAGAAGACGCTGAGGTTAAATTTCCATCTTTATTTTCTTTACTGATTTGTGTATACTTGCTTTTCCATCCTTGAAATGGAAGTGGTTTGTTAGCAATGTTTATAATGAAAGTCTCTTTAGGGTTTAATGTTCTGATTGAGGTAGACTTTCCTGTACCTGAATCTGCAATTACCAATACGCTGTTTGCCATATTACTTGTTTTTGATTATAGTTATTAATTCTTTTAATGTATTATTTAATTCATCTAGTTTATTTACTACAGGAATTAGGTCGGGAGCAGTGGAGGAAGGGAGCAGTTCATCTGGATTTGGTAAATCTGGATTAGCAAAATCTATGATTGCTTTACCTCTACTTGTTACATCATTAATAACTTTAAGTTCATTGACAGGTATTATGTGTCTGATAAAACCAGCACTTGATTGTATTAATTCATACTCATCTCTCCAATGTGGATTATGCTTATGCAAATATAACGTTCTCTTTGGATCCTCTGTATCATAATCTATAGATACAAACTCTGTGTATATATCTTCACCTTTCTCAAATTCACTGGGAAAGAAACTGATATGTAAATCATCTTTTCCAGATGGTCTATACGCCATCTTAGGTATATATAGAGAATTAATTATTCCCATTGTTTGGAAGTAATCCTCATGTTCTTCTCTGAGGGCTGCTACCTTTTGCTTTCTTTCTTGAGGTGTTAGTCCCATTCTTTTTTTATTATTTAAGTTTTTAGTATTTATCATCTGCGTTCTTGTTGTCCTGGTGTTAACATTTCTTCTATTTGCATTTGTTCAAACTTTGCTTTAAAGAATGACATACGTGCATCACCATTTCTGGCTTTTAAAAAATGTAGCACCAATGTTCTATCATTTTCTATTATATATCTATCAGGCCCATAGTATCTGATCTTCTGCTTAGCTGGCCGGTTAATACCAATCAACATATCTGCATGTTGTAACATTGCATCTGAGCCAAATATATCTGACTCAAGTATATAATTACCATACTTACCATCTATAGCTCTGTCTGGATTATCTATATTCCTATTTAGCTGTGATAAAGCTATAAATAAACATGGATAATCTCTTTTACATTGTGTAAAGAACTCACCTAATTCAAATAACATATCTAAACTACTATTCTGATAGGGTGCTCTCTTTACAAGCATTGTATGATCTAATGTTATAATAGTATTTACACCTTTATGTAAAGTCATATACTGATCAATTTGCTCACGCATTTGATTTACAGTCATAGGTGTACTAATTATATCAACCGGGTGCTTTACTCTTTCTTTTGCATACTGATGACATTTGTTTAATTCATTAGTACCTAATACAGATCCTGCACTACATAATTCTTTATATGTCTTGCCGGTTATAGAACTGAATTCTCTAATAGCTGATGTTCTACCAACCATCTCAAATTGAAATTCTAATACTCTAAATTTATCATTTGGATTTAATGCAAAAGACTCTCTTATAATTTGATCTTTAATTAATGTTTTACCTGAACCAGGTCTACCACCAATTACTGTCAATGTATTCCACTCTAATCCATCTGTAGCAGCATCATTAAACTTAGGCCAAGGTGTATATATAGATTTCTCTTCCCCTGTAGATCTCCTGTACATGTACTTAAGAGCTTCATTAAAGGCTGCATATTGCCCAACCCATGCTTCTGATGTTTTTTTCATACTACGTTTTCTTTAAAGTGTTCATCTTCTGTGCTTACTCCGTCAACTATCATATCACAATAATCAGCTAATCTAGAATGTTTAACTCTATGCTTATCTTGTTTAGATATAAAGTATTGACTTGTCTGCATATACAAGTAGTCTGCATCTCTATACTCATTCACATACATTCTGGTTGCTTTTATTATATCATCCCATGTATGATCATAAGTTTCAAAGAACCATCTAAAATTTTCTCCTAATGCTTTAACATTATTTCTTGCTGGATTACCGCTTGGTAGTTTCTTAGCAGGAAATATTTCTCTATAAGTATGGATCTTATCATTAAAGTCCTTACCCATGAGTTGTATATCAGTTTTCTTTTTAGCTTTAATAAAATAGTTATCTAGCTTTGCACAAAATGCTTTTGCATCTGGTGTCATTTTATAAAGACCATCCTCTAGAGTGAGCATGTTCATTTTTAATAAATATTCTTTGTCTTCAGATAATGAATTAGGTAATGATACGCCTTGCTTCATTCCAAATAGGATCAACGCTTGGTTTGGTGTTATCTTTACTTTCATTATCTTCTGAAATAGTTCCCACATATTTTTCTAAGTGTTTTAAAGTGTTATCATGAGCATCCATAACTTTTTTATCATTTGTAAAAAATCCATTTTCAATCATTGTACATGAATTGATGATGGTTGCATGGTTGCGTTTTAAAAATCTACCTATACTACTTTTAGTATGTCCTTCCTTGTGTGCCAAGTAAGACATTACCTGTACATATACAAGGTAATCTCTGAATCTAGTCCTATGCTGTAGATTTTTAACTCTACTAAATTTTGGTTCATTCTCATGTAGAGCTGCTAATGCACTGTCATGAAATATACCTAAAGGAATCCTTTTGTTTTTTTCTTGGGGGGTGTAAATATACAATTTTACTCCATAAGATGTATAAAAAGATTTTTTAAATTCAGCAATATCTTGCTTCTGGTTAAGTTCCTGGTTATTAGCCATTTATATTAAAATTTAAGGTTATCAAAGATAGTAAAATTTACCATTCTATACAAGGTATATCTTGCTTTTCTAACTCTTGGTTTACTTTATTAAAGACATCATTACAATCCCATTCACCACCTCTGTATGCTGCTGAAGCTGGATGTGTAACTTTATAAATTTTTTGATTATTAAGCATTGTTTCCCATGCTTCTGCTTTCTTACCCATAAGTATTACAGGTATGTTTTTCTTATGTCTATTTATATTTTCAAATATATATCTTGAAAATGGTTTCCATAAATCATAATGTGAGCCAATAGAGTTTACTTCACATGTAAATGCTGTATTAATAAGTAATACGCCTTGGTTAGCCCAACATCTTAAATCAGTGTGATCTGTACCAATTGCTTTGTTTATATATTGTAAAGACTTTTCTGCTTTACCTTTTCTGCTACAGCTAAAAGCTATACCATCCGCAACACCTAGCTGTGGATAAGGATCTTGACCTACTATTATACATTTAAGATCACTATAATTACATTCTTTAAAACCATTAAAGATGTCTTTAAATCTAGGTGTAAATCTTCTTTCTGCATTTACTAAGCTTACTAGTCTTTCAACTATAAGATCAAAGTCAAGACCATTTATAAAAGGAGTAAGCATAGGTGCCCATCCTGAGTCTTGTAGTTTATCATTTGCTGAATCTCTTAATTCATTTATGTCAATGTTAATTGGTATTTGTTTCATAATTAGTTAATTATTTGTATCTTTGATTAAAATCTATTTATTATGTCTGAGAAAAAAACTATTATAAGCTACGATGTTACTAAAAACATGGACTGTCAAATAAATCCAGCATTTATTAGCGGCTTACAGCAAATATACTATAGATATATTACTGAGTTTTATGATGATGTAGGAAATTTTGGTGAACTTATAAAAGACTTTAACCTATTGGTTACTAATCCTAAAGAAGCTAAAGCTAAGAATAGAATTTTTACACCTGTTGAGAGTGATATTTATACACTATATTCCCTTATAACATTACTTAAAGGATTTGCTGTTGAACAAGGTTTAGAAAGAACTGAAGAAACTGCTGTAGATAAAGAAGCATTTAAAAATGCTGCTGATAAAGCTATGAAAGATAGTAGCAATCCTATAGAGATACTAAATAATCTTACTAAAAACTTAGGAGAGCTATCTTAATTGCATTCCATTAAAGTCACCTATCTCTATACATGACTGTATTGCTAAGTTCAACTCATCTTTATCACAGTCTGCAAAAGATTTACAATACTCTTGTTTGTCTCTTACAAAACATAGCCCTGCGGATCTTTTCACTTGTATTTTGGCTTCTTCAAAGGTGTAACCAATTTCTTGTGCTATTTCTCTAATCATTGCATGTACACGTGCTAATTGTGGGTTACTACCCTTATCACCACTCACACCTACAAATATTTCTAATTTAGATCCTTCTTCAAGCTGCTCAAAGAACTTTCTATACTTAGTACCCATTGCTTTAATAGGGAAATGTAGTTGACCGTCTTTAACTGATGCTTTTATGTATAAATTATCTTTCATAAAGATATTATATTGTATAAACCAGTAACTGCTACGCTAGATAAAAATATTACTATCATCCAAAAGCAACCTTTATAAACTTTTTCCATTTGTTCAGGAGATCTTCCTTGATTGCTCCTGTACTGTCTAAATTTTTTTTGTTTCATTTTGTTTAATTTTTTTTAATGTTTCTAATAAAAGTATAGCAACATCCAGGTTCCTTTGTGAGGTCCCCGGATTTACTTCTACTTTATCTAATAAAGTTATAATATCCTCTACTAAATTAGCTTTCATGATATTCTAATACTTTTTCTTCTATATCTTCTTCTAATAAATGTTGTACATCTACGGTAACTTGATTACCGTTAGTATCCGTGTTAGTATACCAAACATGCTTTATATCTGCCGTTGGCCCATAACCCGGTGTCCCTGGATCTCCATTAGAATCATACCATTGGTCTGGTTCTCCTGGATCATAAGTATATTCTACTTCTACTGTTTCTCCTGTGTTAGTTATAAATTCCATCACAAAAATCTTAGTGCTCCTCCGTCAACATAAACAAACTCTTGTGCACACTCAGTACACTTGGCGTTTGATTCATTGCGTAACAAAGTTGGCATATTACAGTTAGGACAAGGAGTTTCTCCTTCTTCTATATATTCTTCAATTGCTTTTCTTGCGTAGCTATGTATCATTGCATCATGTGCACCACGATACTCTAGCTCTTCTTGTTGCTCAATAAAGAGCTCTTTCATTCTTCCCATAATTAATTTTTTAGTGGATTATAACGTTTTATTTTACTTGAGTCAAATGAACTAAGAGCTGACTCTACCCATTTCTCATCTTGTGTTCCTTTATAGCATAGTATATGGCATACAGCTGTCTCAGTTGGGTTAAGTCTTAATAACCTACCAATCCTTTGTGCTGTTTTCTTTTCATTACCATATGCATGCATAATAATACCTTGTTTTAGCTGAGGTATTGTAACACCTTCTGATAACTGTAACACACAGGATAACTTATTTATACGTCCATCTGAAAAGTATTCTAAGTTATCTGCTGATTTATTATTTCCTGAATGATAGCTGTACTTACAAACACGGTCTGCTTGATCTTGTGTGTTTGCAAATATTATACATTTATCATCTATATTATTAACCATAGACTTAACATATGCTTCTTTAGTAGTATATTCCATAAGTGCACGCATTCTCATAATATAAGCCCATTGCTGTTGCTTAGGAGTTTGTGCTTCTGCTACTCTACGAGTAACATAAGTATAGTCTTTAATTTCACTTGTGTACCAGTGTCCACCATTTTTGTTTTTCTTCTTAAGTGATGGTACACCTGATAATTGTAAATCATGTATAACTATTCTATAATCATTTAATATGTTTGAGTCAGTAGCATCATCAACTTTAAATGTATATTTTATAGGACAGTATTTTTGTACAAGCTTTCCCTTCTCTGATTGTTTATCTCTTGGCGGTGTGCCTGTCAAACCTAATATCTTACCTGTATAAGGGCCTAAAAACAATTCATGAGAGTGTTTTAATGAATGACACTCATCTAAATACACTATGTCATAATTATTAGGATCTTTCTTTTTAAGAGATATATAAGTTGTAAAAGTAATATGCTGAAGTAGGGACTCTAATCCCATTTTGCCTAGTTCATCAATCCAAGACTGAGTAACTGAATGCTTTGGTACTACTACCAAGACTTGTATAAATTGATTAAAGTTCATCTGCAGGTGCTGTATAGCAATTCTTGTTTTGCCTACACCCATAGATATACCTAAACCACATCTTTTATGTTGTGCTGCAATT